TACAACGTATACATCCCTGTGCAAATTTATTAAATTGCCATGCCCAGCCGTGATTTAAATAACTTCCCGCATCGGAGGATGCACCAAGCATGGCATTTATCACAATACATCCCATATCACAAACCATAAAATAAAAAAAGCCCGTATTCTCGACGAGCTTCATCACTCTAAAAAATAAATTTTCCCAATATCGCATCCCGCACCCTCCGATTTGCTTCCTTTATTATGAATAAAAAAAATTCCGTGTCAAGCTCTTTTTTTAGCCACGATCTCCCCTTCAACGTCCCTTTTTCCCATCGATGCCGTTTTTATATATAAACCATCATCATAATTAATACCATTATCAACCCCATAATCAAACACCCCGAAACAATAACGCCTGAGTCAATCTCTCTGCGGTACACGTCCCGATCTAACCGCGCGCCGCCACGCAACGCCGTCCTATAATCTTTTGCCAATTGTGTTATTTTCATTTAACCATCTCCTTCCGCGCATCAAACGGCGCTATATAATATTTTCTGTTTTCCGTGAAAACCATACTGTCACCGTCCGGATGTCCCTTTTGTCTGGTAATAATTTTTTCTATTTTTTTTGTCGGCAATTCATAGTTGCATAACTCGAAAGCCTCTTCTCGACCGATTTCAATGGCTCCTAAATATTTCATTTAACCGCCTCCTTTTTTAATTCATAAGAGTATACTCGCGTTATAAAATCTTCCGCGGTCCCTGTATGATCGTATGCAATTTTATGTAACCTCTATCGCTTCATTGTCCACGTAACCCATCGATGATCGTGGCTAAAAGGCGGATCCATCTCGTAAATGTCGACCCACTTTAACCCTTGAGCGTCAGCGCATCGCTCCGCATGGTCTAAACCGAGCGCTTCAATCTTCCATGTCTTAACTCGATTGCCGACTTTGTAGAATATTTTGTATCGCATATTTCTCACCCCCTCCCGTCGTGGATTTTTAAGCATAGTTCAATCATACCATGCAATTATGAACATGTCAATGGTATCGTTCTTCGTCGAGAAAAAATAATTGAAAATGAAATCCTCGTCGAGGATTGATTTAAAATTTATTTTTTAAAATTTTTTTTGGCTCAACAAAAAATGATGATATAAAATAATATAAATATTATTTGACAATTATTATAATAAGATTTATATATAAATCAACATAGAAGACCTGACAATGATTAAAATTATATTTTTTATTTTAAAAATATCATAAAAATTATTTCTCGTCGATAAAATGAATAAAAAAAATAAAAAATTCTAGTTAACATAACACTTATTATAAGAAGTTAACGTCATAACTTATTATATACCACATGGTTACAGAAAAAGCATATCACGATAACCTGCCAAGATTTCTTCTTGATCGTATTCATGAATCATATATTTATAAATTATTTAATAAGCGTTTCAACTTGATGTGGGGTGGGGGGTCGGCGCGGCGCGAATCTATCATTTTAACCCATTCTCCTATCGCGGATCAAAATTTAGATTTAGGCCACGTCGAGGAAGTGGGTTTTGAAAAAGTTGTGGAGAAAATGAAGGGGGAGAGTAATGCCGTTAAAGAAGGGAAGGTCGAAGAAAGTTATTAGTATGAATATATCTGAATTAAGGAGGGCGGGATATCCGGTATCACGGGCGGTGGCGATAGCGTATAAGAGCGCTGGTAAATCACGGCGAGGGAGATGATGTTATGTTAGAAAATTTCAGTGATATTGAGAAAAGTTTCATTTTACATTATACGAACATTAGGGACATAACGTATCGTGATCATATAAGGTCTGGGATACGGTCGGGGATGAGTATGGCTGATGGGGAGAAGTTTGGGTTAGAGATGATGGGGCGCGGGGATGTTATGGCGGTGGTGGAGGAGATAGATGAGGGGAACAGGAAGCGGTCGCAGTTGAGTAGGGAGCAGAAGAGGCAGATAGCGTGGGGGAATTATCAATCGGCTGTAATGCCAAAGAGCAAGGAATTTTGGTGGACGGAGGTATGCAAGTTAGACGGGGATTATGTGACGAAGGTGGAGAACAAGAGTGAGGTTGAGGTAGTGGAGAGGGAGAAGGAGATGGTGTATCAGGCGGTGAGGAGGTTAAGTGAGAAGGTTGGGGGTGAGGATTAATGGTATTAACGGCGATTGGGGAGAAGGCGGCGGGTGTAGTGATACGGGCGAGGGAGGATTTTTTTTATTTTTGTGTAGAGGTATTGGGGTATCACAGGGAGGTTGGGACAGACATGTGTGATTTATTGGGAGTGCATAAGGAGTTATGCGATTTCATGGAGGATGAGTGGGGGAACAAGATGGTATTGATGCCTCGGTACAGTTTCAAGAGTGGGATATGCACGGTAGCGTATTCGTTGTGGATGATGGTGAGGGACCCGAATATAAGGATTTTGATATATTCGGATAATAGTACGAAAGCGCAGGTATTTTTGTCGGTGATAAAGAGTCACATTGAGGGGAAGGCGATAAACAGCAAGTTCAGGTATTATTTCCCGAGGTGGGAGACGTCGCCGAAGTTAGGGAAGTGGAACGACAGTCAGATGATAATATCGCGGCGTGAAAAGGAAAGGGACGCTCCGACGGTGGATACTGGGGGGATTGACAGCAGCAAGGTTGGGTATCATTACGATTTAATAATATTTGACGATATTGTGAGTGATGTGAATGTGACGACGAGGATGTTGATGGACAAGACGCACGAATGTTATCGGAAGGCGTTATCGTTATTAAAGCCGAAGGGTGGGAAGGTTGTGATGGTGGGGACGCGGTGGCATTACGGGGACGCGTATGGGCGGATAATTGGGGAGAACGAGGTGAAGAAAAATTTCAAGTTATTTATAAAGGACGCGGAGATGTTAGATGAGACGGGCGGGTTGATGTACGCGAAGATAGGGTTGAACAGGGAGTTTTTGGATTACCAGAGGAAGGAGCAGGGTTCTTACGTTTTCTCCTGTTTATATCGCAATTCTCCGATGAGTGATGACACGGCGATATTTAAGGAGAGCGATATACAATTTTACGATCCGCACAAGAATTTCGCTAATGATTTATTTATAACATGCGGATTAGACCCTGCTGGTGAGGGCGAGGATTTCACGGCGATAACGATTGTTGGGGCGGATTATACGAACAGTTGGTATGTGTTAGATGCGGTGAATAAGCATTTAAAGCCGAGCCAGATACTGGATGAGATAGTTAGATTAAATTTCAAATGGAAGTTTAATAGGTTCGCGTGCGAGAAGAATTATTTTAAAGGGACGTTGGAAAGGGATTTCAAGGAGAGGGTGCAAGAGTTGGAGGGGAACGCGGAATGGCATCCGTTCAGTTTTTCGGAGAACATATACGCGAATAGCGCGCATAGGACGTTTAATAAAGTGTTGGGTTTGCAGAATAAGGTTGAGAATAAGCAATTATTTTTACCGGGAACGGGATTAACGGGGATGGAAAAGGTGTATCGAGAGTTGGTATATCAGATGACATCGTTCACGGTGGATGGGAGCAAGAGTCCGCACGATGATTTATTGGTATCATTATCGTTTCACATGTTAATAAGCAGAACGGGTGGAAGGCCGACGGAAAAGGGAGCTCCTGAAGGTTCGGCGGTATGGATAGAGCAACAGTGGTACGACGGATTAATGAGTAATCGGCGTTTACCGAGGAGATATAGGGACGGGTTACAATTATCATTATCATGAGGAGGGGAAAATGGGAAGGCATAAAGGGTTGGTGAATAGAGATAAAGACAATGTTGAGGAAGATGTTTGGGATGAGGTTGTAGCATCGACGACGAAAGAAGACGGCAGTGTGTTAAAGACTGATTTAAAGTTTAAAGAGTAGCGTTGGTTAACTGGGTTATATAATGGGGGGATGATGATGGGCAAGATAACCGACATAGAGCGTTGGCGAGCGGAGATAGAGTTATCCGCCGAGATGAGGAAAAATAAGTTTGGAGAATTGACAGAGAGAGAGGTTTTGCTTACTGGCGAGAACGTGCAATATTATGAAAACGGTGTCGGCGAGTCATTGATGTTGACAACGGCTGAAGAGTTTTTCACGACGCTTAACATTGTCGACGCGATAGTAAGCATTATTGTCCCCTCGTTATCCTTAAAGAATTTAAGGACGGTTGTTTTGCCGAAGAAATCGGAGAGTGAGCAGAGCGCTCCGATAGTGGCTAGGACGATAGATCATTTTAGGGACAGGGTTGAAGCTGAAGAGACGAATCAGATGGTGATATGGGACGCGTATGTGTTGGGGTATGGGTGTTATAAGATTGGGTATACGACGAAGTTCGGGTCTGATATAAAAGACGAAAGCGAGAAGAAGAAGGATAAGGTGGGGGATGCTGTTAAGGACGCGATAAAGAAGATGTTTGGTAAGAAAGAAGAAGAAAAGCCGATTGAGCGCAAAGATATTGATATTAGGGTTATTGAAGAGTCGCCTTTTATTAAATATATAAGTCCGTTTAAGTTTTATATAGACCCACGTGCAGAGAGTTTGAACACGGCGATGTGGTGGGGGCACGGGTTTTCTAAGACTGTCGACGAGATTAAGAATAATAAAAAATATAAGAACACGGAAGACGTTGTTGGCGACGAAGTGGACATGATTATTGATATGGATAAGATTGGCACGAGTGATATTGAAGCGTTCAAGATGGTTGAGGTTTTTGAAATTCATTACAGGAGTGACGGGAAATTTTACATTTTAGTTCTTTCTAAAGACAAGAACGGGGAGTGGCGCGAGCATTACCACGATGAAACGATTTATCGGTTAGGTGAGTGGCAGTGTGATATGCTGACATTTAAGAAGCACGGGCACGCGTTGTATCCGAGAAGCGATATAAGCAAGATTAAAATGTTGCAGGACAGGATTACGACGACGATTGACAGCATATTGGAGCAGGTGGATAAGTTTGTCCCGAAGCTGGCGTTTGATGTTAATGGCGTGACGGATAATGGAAAGAAAGCATTGAAGGCTGGTGGTATTGGCGCGTTGGTTGAGTGTAATCAAGACCCATCGGAAGTGTTTAAAGAATTAAATTTCACGCAATTAAAGGCTGATTTACAGGCGTTGATTGACCAGTTGATTACATTGATTTCTATACAGACAGGGATAACGCGGGCGTCGTTGACTGGGATGTCCGCGTCAGAGACAGCGACGGAAGCGACGATACAACAGGGCGGGCAGAACATACGTTTATCTGATATGACAAGTAAGGTGCATACTTTTGTTAATAGGCAATCGAGGAAGTTGTGGAAAATCATACGACAATTTGTTGATTTGGAAGAATTGCAGTTGATTAATGGAGTTAAGGGTGTTGATCCAGTGACTGGTTCGACAAGGTATAACTGGTTAATGGTTGATGGCGCGATGGCGACACAGATGCAGGAGGGAGATTATGATTTTAATATTGAAGTTGGCAGCACAGAACGGCTTAATTTGGCTGTTGTAAGAAAGGCGTTTGAGAATTGGTTTAATATTTTAGCGAGGACGGAAGTTGTCGCGTTAATGCAACAGCAGGGTAAGAAGTTTGACATTGCGGAGTTTGCTAAGAAGGGGTTAGACGCGTTTCCCGAGCTTGGGATTGACAGTAGCAAGATTATTTCGGACATAGCGCAGGACAGCACGGGCCTTTTGCAACCGGAACAGATTGCTGGAGCATTAGGAGTGCAACAGGGTGGAACAACGCAGGGCAGCAATGTTAATGAGTTACGGTCAATGATGGGCGAGAAAGCGCCGTCGATGCCTACAGAGATAGGGAGATCACAGTAAATGGGTTGGATAATATTAATATTAATTATATTCGCGATAGCACTTTTTATGGACAGGAACGATTATATATAATATGTATTTAATTTTAATATTATTAGTTATATTTATATTATATTACAGGACAAAAAATTATTGTTTGTTAATAGATGATCCTGTTCCTCGTGGCGGGTATTTGTATATGGGGCCGCAGAAGGTTGATAAAGAATTTTATAATAATAAAAAGTCAATGATGGCGTTTATTACAAACATCGGCGTGTTTTCCGCTGTGTGTGGGTACGTTTATGTGTTATGGGGATGGCAGGCGGCGTTATTGTTCGCGGTATTTCCGTTGAATGTGTTTGGGGTCGCGTGGAACACGGGAAATTATTATATGAGCACGTTATTGTTGATATTAACGGCGCATTATTTTTTAATAACGGAGAATATTTTTGGTGTTATTGTCGCGATGTGTTTTTACGCGGCGGCTCTTAACTCGACGATAAACGCGCTAGCGTATGTTTTTATCGCTCCGTTTTTTAGTTTATACGGATTAGCGATGGTAGTACCGTTTGCTTTGTTTATGATTGGAAAAAGATTTAAGACAGGGATTGAGTTACGGAAAAAGAGGCATGAGGATTTACATATTATAAGCAAGTTTAGGTGGGTAAATTTAATTTTAGTCCCCAAGGTTATCGCTTATTACATATATTTAACTTTATGGCCTTCGAGGTTAGGATTCTTTCATCATTGGGGTAGAGGAAAATTGTTTCATGATAAAAAAATATTATTTCTTTGCATATTAGTGTGTATATTATTTTTTGTTATTAATATAAATATTAATATATATATGACTTTATGGTGGTTTTTATCGATAGGAATATTTACGCATATACAAGGAACGTATGGTCAATTTGTTTGTGATAGGTATACGTTAATGTCCAATCTGGCGTTCTGTGTATTAATGTCCAACCTAGTGTCTCCATATCCAACCATATTTGCCATAGGTGCTGCCCTTTACTTTTACAGAACGCATCTTTACATTCCCGCCTGGAGACACAACGTAAATTTGTTTTCACAAAGTATAACCGCGTTTCCAAGAACGCCGGAAAACTATGTGAATTTAGCAAGTTATTATATAGAAAATCGTAATTTTCATAACGCGATAAATCCGTTACTTATTGCGTTGCAATATGCTGAAGGGAACAAAAAGGGCATATACATTGATTTAGCCGCTTGCTTTGCTGCTGAGAGGTCTTATGAGAGGGCATTATATTACACTCAATTGGCATTAGAAGTATGTTCAAAGAGTGAACAGACATCTTTAAAGTTGCAATCGTTCGAATTAAATAGGCGATGCGTGAAACATAAAAGGCTTATAAGAGAATTACAGGAGGCTTAATGGATACTCGTAATTGTAAGTTTTGTGGTGTTGAGTTTAATAAGGTTCGATTTGATGAGGGCACATTTGATGAGGGATATTGCTGTAAATTTCATCGCAAGGATCATGAAAAACAGTTGATACGGGAAGGCAGAATTAAGATAGATGATGATGGCATTGGATTTTCTGTTTTGGTAGATTCGAAACAACGCGACCTTTCTGGTGAAAAAATATGGTTTCCTAAAGACGGTAAGCCATATTTCGATAAATCGCTTCGCAAAGAATTTAAGTCTATACAGGAAAAAAAGGCGTGGATGAAAGAACAAAAAATTGTCATGCACGGTTCGTCATCGCCAAAGAAATGGCCGATAGAATCTGGCGATATGCGAAGTAAAGAATACAGAAAACGAATAAAAACAGAAGATTAAGGAGGCAATTTAATGGCTCAGGTAAGAGAGAAAAAAGAGTTTAATAGAAACAATGCTTCTAATATTTCTATTACTCCAAGAAATAATAATCCTCGTAAAGAAGGAAGCACCGTGTTTCGTGGGCATAAAGACACGGTAAGTTATTCTAAAGTTTCACCGCGTGGGTAACTTTTGCGGCTGATCACCGCAATCCCCAACATAGAAATTTTATAGACCCATTATTCTAGCTAGATGGATAATGGGTTTTTTGTTGGGGGGCAAATAACGGATTAGCCGTCCTTATAAAGGCTCGCTGCGAAGCGTTATATTCGTAATTAAGGAGAACGAAATGATAGAAGAAAAAGATGCAGAAAAGGAAGAATCATCTACTTCTAAAGACGTAAATGAAGAATCGTCAACTTCAGAAGAAGAACAACTCGAGGAGGCAACCTCGGAACAAGCCGTTGAAAAAGAGGAGAGTACTCCGTTTCACGAGCATCCGCGATTTAAGGAGCTTGTCACAGAGAAGAACGAGTTGAAAGAAGAAAACAAGCGTTTGCAACAACAGATGTTTGAAGTTATTAATCGTTCTTCAAGCGACAACAAACAGGTTATTGAACAACAGTTATATGAAGCAAGGACGCCAGAGGAAAAAGCGTTTTGGCAGCAAGTCGAAAAAATTGCAGATTCCAAGGCGACTAAGGCCAGAGATGAAGCCGAGAAAAGATACACGCAGGAAATTGGCGGGTATCAAAGGATGGTAGGCAATATCATCGCTGATCGGTTTCTTGAGAAACATCCTGACGTTAAGAAGGGTTCACCTGAAATGGAAAGGATTGTTCAGAAGGCGCAAAAAGAAGCGTCTTTTGGTAAAGACATTCTTGAATCCCTTGATGATTCATATAAGGTTGTCATGTTTGAAAAGAGCGCTGAAATCGCAGTAGCCAATGAAAAGAAACAGAGGTCTCTAAAATTAAAAGAGAAAGAGAAGGCGAATGTCGAGATTTCTGAAGTGTCATCTAAATTGCCGCTTAAAAAGGACGCGTCAATGGAAGAAGTTTTTGATGACACGGCGAAAAGTCTTGGCATTTCATGGTAAGGAGACATAGGTGGCTACAAATAATCCTAATTTCAGCACGCTGATCGCCACAACGCTCCAGAATTTTTCAAATAAAATCGCGGATAACGTGACGACAAATATCACATTAACTCGATATTTGAAAAAGGCTGGAAACATTAAAGTTGTTGGTGGTGGTCGGAAATTCGTGCATCCAATATTCTACGCCAAAAACTCAAGTTTCGCGGCTAGAGGGAAATTAGACACAATTAGCACGCCTGTTACTGATCCAATAACTGATTCTGAGTGGGACATTAAAGTTTTGGATGGAAGCATTGTTCTTCCAACACTTGATGTCGCGATGAACTCTGGGAAGAAAGAGCAGTTATTGAATTATGTGCAGGCTAAAAAGATGGAAGCGGAAGTTTCCATGAGCGAATTGTTGTCTGATCAAGCTTGGAATACTTCAGTCGGAACGAATGATTTTGACAGTATCCCAAGACACATCAGCGAAACTCCTTCTGCCGATAGCGATGTTGGTGGAATTGATTCAACAGCCGGAAACGCGACTTGGTGGAGAAATTATTCGCACGATACGGCGGTCTCAGCATTTAATACTAGCCAAGCTGGTATTAATGCTATTGATACGTCAGTAAACGCGTCAACATTCGGGATACAAGGGCCGAAACTTATTGTAACAACGAAGGCGATTTTTACACTCTATATGCTTGGTCTTACATCTAATGTAAGATATGCGAAGCTAGACGAGGGTGATGCCGCTTTCCGTGCGTTACAATATGCGACAATGCCTTTTGTCGCGGATGATGATTGCGTATCAGGTAATCTCTACGGAATTGACACAGAGAATACTTGGTTGCAAGTTTTAGGAATGGGGAACATGAAGCAGACAATGTTTCAGTTCAAAACAGACCAATTAGCGGAAAGCGCATTAATGTACTTTTTCGCTAATATTTCAAGTGGATCGAGAAGGACAAATTTTGTGATTGATAGCATTACGGGGTAAAAAATAAAAGGAGAGTAAAAATGAAAAAGTTTAGATTGTTTTTACTTACCTGCCTGTTAATGTTATCAATAACAGGTTTGGTGAGTGCGGCAAATATTCCAGCGGCAGTTGATCCTGACGACGGTGGGCCAGAAGTATGGACTATCCAAGTCTATAATGATGATGATAGCTCTGGTGATTTTGATGTCGGTGATATTGTTATTTGGGATATTGATGCTTCAACAGGTGACAATGATAATTGGGTAACAACCACAGCAACCGCAGATTACACAGGTGCAATTGCTGGCATTGTTTATCCTAAAGCAATAGCGTATCACGAAACAGGGTCAGTAGCCATTTGGGGTTCTGTTCAAGCCGATATTCTTAATGGTCATGGACAGACTCTATATGGGTATATTTGTACGTCTGCTACCGCTGGAAGTGGCAGGGATTGTGCGTCTGCTACAAACTCAACAGAGTATGGACAGATTGTCCAAGTTGGGTCTAGCACAAGTGCGCAAATTCTTGTAAATACGTTAAGCCCGTAGTTTTAAAGGGAGGGGACAATAAATCCCCTCCCAATTAATATGTGGATATTGGTTTTAATAACTCTTATTGGGATACATTTAATTCCGTTTGTTCCAACGGGATTAGATCACTATTCATTACAGGGCGCGTGGGTGCAGAGTTGTATTGCTATTATGTTCAGTTGTTTATTTTTTTATAAGCAAAATAACATAATTGTTAAAGATATTGGTCTTGGTTTATTAAACATGTATTTGGCGCTACATGTGGCATTGATTTGTTATATGTTTCAGGTTCATGGGCGTTTTGACACAAAACATTTTTTCGCGTATTTTAATTTTTTATGTTTGATTATTTTTTATCAAATCATAATGAAAACACTGTCGGGATCGCAGGTTGAAAAGATTTTAGTTTTTATGAAATATTCAGTGCTTGGCGTTTTGTTTCTTTGCGTTTTGCAATCTTGCGGCGTATCGCAATTTTTTCAACTTTTATATGAGAATAACAAATCGTTAAATAATATGGTGACGGGGACAATAGCCAATGGGTCGCATCTTTCTGGATTTTTAGCGATGACTTCACCGTTATTTATGTATAAACCGAAGAGAGAAGATTATCTCGCATTGTTATTGATGTTTTTTGTTTTATTTTTTACAGGAACAACGGCGGGCGATCCATCTATAAGCGGATTTATTATTTTAACAATTTTGATATGTTATATGTTTCTTCCAAGATGGAAACCGATTTTGATTATAGTATTATTTGGAATAATTGCCATAGCGTACTCGTGTTATTTTTTTCCTGAACAGGTAAAATCTTTTATCCGTTTTACTGGACGTATTCATTTGTGGTCAACGTATTGGCCAATATGTAAGAAGTATTTTGTAACTGGGATAGGTCCCGGCGGGTTGATGGCAATATGGCAACAGTCTAATATATATGCTCGGCATTTACACCAAGAGTATTATCAGATTCTTTTAGAAACTGGAATTGTTGGGTTTATTTTAACAATGAATTGGATATTTAATTTTTTGAAATCAAAGGTTGAAACTGATTTAGATAAAATTTTAAAAGCATGCGTAATTGGATTCTTATTATCTTGTTTTTTTAATTATCCTGCTCATTTATGGCTTCCGGCCACATGGGCTATGTTTTTTTATGCCGCATTTAGATTAAACGAAAATGAGAGGTTGACCTATGTTTAGCAGAAAAGAATTAAGAACGTCAGTAATTACGACTTCTCGTCAAACGGATTCGCAAATAGGTTCGTTAGTAAATGAATTTATGAATCTCACGTTAAGTGAGATTAATGACCCTGGTTGGGCGTTTCCAAAACAAAATGTAAATCATTTATGGAGTTGGTTACGCAGGAAAACAACTTTTTCTACGGTAGCTTCAACTGGTGATTATGTTTTGGGAAGGGATGTTGACCATATTGCTTTGATGAGACAAACGGCAACACCTGTCAAATTAGATCAGATTAGAGATGAGTTGTTTTTTAAACTTGTACCCAATCCAACTGACACGGGTAATCCAAGATTTTATCGTATGTGGGTTGTTGACGGTGTTGCTGTACGATTAGATGCCGCTGATACGATTAATGTGGTTTCAGACTCAAACAATGACGCTGGAAGCGCTGAATTGGCAATAAGCGTTTCTGGATATGATAGCAATGGCATTTGGATAACGGAGACGTATCAATTAAATGGGACAACTGCGGTTAGTGGTTCAAAGACATTTGCTGCAAGAGAAATTGTTATTGGAAAACAGAAGGATACTACTGGGACAATAACAATCTCAGAGGCTTCGGGTAGTACAACTTTATTAAAACTTGGGCCAGATGAGAGAACAGCACGATTTAAAGTTATATCCTTATATCCTATTCCAAGCTCCGCAATAACAATTTACGTCGAATATTACACAAGAATACCGTCTATGGAGAATGATAGCGATACTCCAATGTTGGATATAAAATGGCATTATGTGGTTCGGCTTGGGGCATTATCTAAAGTTTATCAATATCTTAACAAAGAAATTGATTTTACAGTTACACAGCAATTATATGCTTCTGCTGTTAAAGCTATGGTCGCGGCAGACAGAACGAATCCGGATCTAATTGAACATTTAGAGCCGACAAGAGATTTCATGCCATTTTTTAGGATGATCAGGAGTCAAGATGCGATTTCGTAATTTTGTTTTATCCGCGTTATTATTGATAACTACGACAATAGGTAACGCGGAGCTTATCAGTTATCCTCCACAAAAGATTATGGGATTTCGTGGCCTTGACACGAGATCGACTGCGCCAAGCGTTGTTGATAGCAGAGCAACGGACCTACTTAATGTTAGTCTTTCTTCCGCGTTAGACCTCAAAAAAAGATATGGGTATGACACCATAAATGATTCGACATTAGATGATTTCGATTTAGCATCTCCAGCAATTACAGGCATATTTGACACATTATTTTCTAATGGAAACAGTCATACATTAATTTTTGTTGGAAGCAAATTAAAATATGATAATGCTGGCGTTTGGACGCAAATTACAGGGCCAATAACAATAACATCGGGTCAGGATAATCAATGGCAATGTATCATGGCGTTGGATACGGCAATTTGTACTAATGATGTTGATGTTCCATTAGAAATAGGGTCAACGCCGACAGTCAATGCGTTGGATGTTACTGATTTAACAGATACTCTTACCAAAGCTAAAACACACATTTGGTGGAATAATTTTTATATTGTTGGTAATACGGTTGAGGCTGGAGTATCAAGACCGACAAGATTTAGGTGGTCGAATGTTGGGACAACAGAAATATTTACTGATGACGATTTTAATGATATTTCAACTTTCGCTGGTGATGAAATTGTTGGTTTTGCTGAGTTATATGGTGAGTTATATGTCTTTTTAACTAAATCTATCTGGAAGGTGACTTTTGTCGGCGGGGATGAAGTTTTTGTATTTAGCAAGGTTGTTGACGGAATTGGCGCAATAGCAAGGGATAGCATACAAGTTGTCCAATTGCCCGATAGCCGTTCAGGTGTTATCTTTCTTGATGATAGGAGAAAGATTCTTTTGTTTAATGGTGTTACGGTTAATGATATAGGGTCGATTATACAACCAACACTAGACACATTAAATCCAGCAAGATTGCAATATGCGGTTTCGACATACGATGGCGAACAATACATTATTTCCATTAGCACTGCGGGTATATCAACGAACGATATTGTTTTTATTTACAACGTCGAAATCGGAGAATGGACAAAATATGACCAAATTGACGCTAACGCGTTTGCTCAAGTTAAAGAATCAACGTCAGTAATAAAAACGTATTTCGGAAATTATAACTCGTTTGTATATTGGTTTGATAATTCTGATTTATATAATGACGTTAACGGTGCGACTGGAATTGTAGACAGCACTGGAATTGTCACAACGTCGACAATGACTAACGCGGTAACGGTTATTGACAGCAGTATTACGGCCGGAGCATATACTGGCGCAATCGTAAGAATTACATCAGGAACGGGATCGGGGCAAGAACGAGTTATTTTGTCATCAACTTCGACATCTTTTGTCACAACAACTTCATGGACAACGAATCCAGATTCAACGAGCGTTTATAGCATTGGAGATATTAACGCGTATTATAACGCAAAGCATTATGAGCTTGGTGATGCTGCTAGGGAAAAATCTCAGTTTTTAGGTATGTTGTTTTGGGCTGAGGAGGCTTCAGGCAATCAGGTTGACATATCTTATGCGATAGATTTCGGATCAGATATTGGTAGCTCAACGATTGATTTAGCACCAGCGACGTCTTCTTTATGGGATTCCGCAATTTGGGATGAAAGCGTCTGGGGAACAACGGGAGATAAGATTTATACTGTAAAGTTTGCTGGCAATGGCAGTTTTATTCAACCTAAATTCAGCAATAATTCGATTGATGAATCGTTTCATATTTACGGATTTAACATTTTAGCGGATTCGGGAGATTTAAAACAACCGTGAGAATATTAGTTGCGATAATTTTAATTGTTTTGTTTTCGTCTTTGGCTTACGCGTTGCGGATTTCAAAGCCTTATACGTTCTCTTTGCCGTGGACAGAGGAACAAATGTCTCGTCTAAACGCGGCATTGACGGATTTATGGAATATTACGAATGGAAAGTATAATCTTGATATTGTAACGACACCAAAGACGGATGCACGAAATGGGGATATGTGGTTGATTTACACGTCTCCCGTGACAAGGATACAATATAAAAGTGCTGGTTTAATATATACAATTACTCCTGATGGGTATTAGAGAGGTTAAAATGAAAAAAATAATACTATTTTTATCTTTATTATTCATTTCAAATATTTGCGTTGCCGCGCCTCCCGCACGACAAAATACTTATACGTCGGGAACAGAAATCTTGGCTCAATCCGTGACTGAAAACGAGGACGTAATTTACAATTATTTGCAGACGGGCACCGATACTTTCGCCGATGGTAGCATCGTCAACGCCGATGTTA